TCTGATTTCAGCGGAACAGATCGATTCTGATGAAGTGAACGAGACGGTTACGTACCGCCTTCGTGATGGCACCATATGGGTTGATGGGCAGGTTGCGGCGTGAGTCTACCTAAGACTTGGAAGAGGGCCATTGAGCTTGGCCGAAAGCACTACAATACCAAGCTCAAGTGCAGCAAAGGACATTTAAGCAAGAGATTCACTGCGAATAGACAATGCGTAGAATGCTGTCTGGCACGGCAACGTGATGCGTACTGGAAAGACCCCGACTCGGAAAGAGCCCGTTTGAGAATTCGCCGCCTAGCTGATCCGCAAAAAAGTAAAGACGCTTGGGCTCGCTATTCGAAATTGAACCGCAGGATTCTAAATACCAAAAGCCGAGATCACTACGCAGCCAACATAGACGCAAAACGAGAACGCGCCCGACGCGACCACGCAAATAATAGAGAAGTCAATAACGCCAGATCGCGCCGTTACTACCAAGAGAACAAACAAAAGGTTCTTGTACAAAAAACGAATTGGCTTGCGAAACATCCGGGATACGCAGCGAGCGTAGTTCGCAATAGACGCGCATTGAAAAAGGGAAATGGCGGCACTCATACAGTCGCGGAAGTTATTGCGATTCTTAAAAAGCAAAACTACCGATGCGTCTACTGCAATATTTCAATTCGTCACAAGCGGCACATGGATCATATCAAACCATTGTCGCGCGGCGGTTCTAACAACGCAAAGAATTTGCAGGGTCTTTGCCCTAGTTGCAATTCCAGCAAGAATGACAAGACCCACGCTGAATATGTCAAATTTCTTAAACTGAGGAATGCAGCATGACCAAACTTCACAAGCAAGTCACCAAAGCTCTTCGTAAAACCGACAACGCGGAAGAAATCCCCGACTACGAAGAGTTGGCGCGTGTCGCAATCAAGGCGGTTCGCAGGGCGCTGAAGTGATGACCCTGCAGGTAGGCGACACCGTCGATAGTATCGAGGTTGGTACGAAGGAAGCATTTACCGGCACCATCGTTAAGGTGTTGCCGTTCGCCTACCACGTCCGCGACGCCTTCAACAAGCGCTGGCATCGCAGTGAAGACGAACTAACCCTAGTGAGGAAAGCATGAACACGCTTACAGGCCGCAGGCAGTACAAGTCGACCGTGCACGGACTCATTCTGCAAGTTGAGTTTTGTTTCTGGGATGTAACACGTTGGCGCTGTGCGTGGCGCGATGCCGACGTTTACGACGTGTGTAGCTTTGAGATGGCGGCTTTGTGATGTTTGACCCCACGCTAATTCACGGCGATTGCTTGGAAGTTATGGCCGACGCTCCGGACGCGAGCGTTGACATGATCTTGTGCGACTTGCCGTACGGGACGACGGCTTGCGCTTGGGACGCCGTGATTCCATTCGATCGGCTTTGGGCCGAGTATAGGCGGATATCAAGGCCGAACGCGGCCATAGTGCTAACAGCGAGTCAGCCGTTTACTTCCGCGCTAATCATGAGCGCAATCGATTTGTTCAAGTACGAATGGATTTGGGAAAAGAGCAGAGCGACGGGGCACGTTCACGCCAAGAATAAGCCGATGAAGAAGCACGAGAACGTCTTGGTTTTTTCCAAAGGGGTTACAGCCCACGCCCATTTGTCCGATCGAAGGATGAACTACTTTCCTCAAGGACTCGTGCGGAAGGTCGTTCCAACAATTCGAAAAAAAGGCGGCGAGTCGGACGCGGTTATGGGTGCCAGACCTTCAAACCGCGACACCTTACAAGAGTTCGAAGGTTACCCGCATTCTATGCTGCAGGTCGCATCAGAAGGCAAGACCGTCCACCCCACTCAAAAGCCCGTTGCGCTGATGGAATACATGATCCGCACCTATACGAACCCGGGCGATGTCGTACTTGATAATTGCATGGGCAGCGGGACAACCGGCGTCGCGTGTAAGAATACCGGCCGGGAGTTCATTGGAATCGAAATGGACAAAACCTATTTCGACATCGCTACGGCTCGCATCTGTGCGGCCAATGATAACACGCCAGCCGTTGAAGCGGTGGCTGCATAATGCTTGAACTCCGCCCGTACCAGCATGACGCGCTAGCTGCGCTGAAAGATTATTGGCAGGCGGGTGGTGAACACCCGCTTGTGGTGCTGGCCACTGGCACCGGTAAGAGCCTTGTACAAGCGAGGCTCTGCAAGGATTTCATTGAAGAGTTCTCCGGCTTGCGCATCATATCCGTTACGCACGTCAAAGAACTGATTGAACAGAACTATCTTGAGATATTGGGCGAATGGCCGTTCGCTCCAGCCGGTATCTATTCGGCCGGTTTGGGACGCCGCGATTCTCAATCTCAAATTCTGTTTGCTGGTATCCAATCAGTTCACAACAAAGCAAAGAAGATCGGCCACGTTGACTTGCTGATGGTCGACGAAGCCCATTTGATCCCGAAGACTGCCGACACAATGTACGGCCGGTTCATTCAAGACTTGCTTGCGATCAATCCGGATATGCGGATTGTCGGGTTCACCGCTACGCCATACCGCACTGACAGCGGCCGGCTTGACGAAGGCGATGAGCGATTATTCACGGAGGTTGTTTACGACTATGGAATCGCTAACGGAATACGAGACGGTTATCTTTCTCCGTTGGTGTCGAAGGCTACAGACACTGGATTTGATATGTCTGGCGTTGCTAGGCGAGGTGGGGATTATGTACCCGGTGCGCTCAACGCGGCCGTAGACAAGACAGCCACTACGCAAGCCGCCGTTCGCGAAATTGTAACTGCCGGGGCTAGCCGCAACGCTTGGCTCGTGTTCTGTGCCGGCGTACAGCATGCGGAGCACGTGAGAGACGAGTTTCGGGCTTGCGGCATTACTTGCGAGATGGTGACGGGCGATACTCCGTCGAACGAGCGCGCACGCATCCTGCGGGACTTCAAGTCGGGCAAGATTAAGTGCGTTACCAACAACAGCGTGTTGACCACGGGATTTAACCACCCGGGCATTGATCTAATCGCGGACCTTCGTCCTACCCTGTCGTGTGTGCTGTACGTCCAAATTGCGGGCCGTGGTACGCGCCCGCTCTACGCCAAGGGGTTTGACCTGTCCACGGTCGAAGGCCGTTTGGCGGCCATCGCTGCCGGTCCTAAGCCTAACTGCCTGTACATGGACTTCAGCGGCAACGTGAGTAAGCGCCACGGGCCGGTAGACACTGCGCAGCCGCGGAAGCCGGGTGAAGGTGACGGCGAAGCGCCGTGTAAGGAATGCCCCCAGTGCCGATCGCACGTACATATCAGCGCGAAGGTTTGTCCGGATTGCGAATACAAATTTCCGGAGAATGAGAAGCCAAAGCACGCCGCGACATCTGCAGCCGCGCCGATCTTGTCAACGGAGGCCCCTAAATGGCTCAACGTGCAGACTCGAAAGTTCTACTATCACGAGAACGCCGAAGGCTCTGAATCGGTTCGCGTCGAATTCCTAGCAAACTTCGTCAACTACAAGCTTTGGCTTTCGGTGCGCAAGGCAAGGGGCCGCTGCGATAAGTTCTGGCGCGATCACGGAGGCCGCGAGCCCTACCCGACCGACGTTGAAGACTGGCTTGACCGTATCGGAGAACTGAAAGAGACGGCGCAGATTCAGGTTCGGCCGAAAGGCAAATTCTTTGAAATCGTCGGAATGAAGCCGGCAGAGCAGCACGCCCCACCGCCTAGTGCGGTGGCGATACAGAGCAAGAGGTTTGGTATGGCACCGATCCGACCTGTTACGCATAGAGATTTAGACGACGATATTCCATTTTAACGAGGACTCATTATGGCCACCCACGAAGTCAAATCATGGTCGCACTTCTTCGACGCAATCGAGAGCGGCCACAAGAAGCACGACCTACGCAAGAACGATCGCAACTTTAAGATTGGCGACACGCTGCGACTCCGGCGCTACGACAACATCAATGGCATGTTCACCGGCCAGAGCATTGACCGCAAGGTTACCTACATCACGAGTCGCGACGTGCCGTGTGCGTTCTCTAGCGCGGTGTTGGAGTCGGATTACTGCATTTTGAGTCTGGGGGACGCGAGGTGAAACCCGTACCATTCGACGGAATGAACAAGGTCTACACCGCGCCGAAGAATTGGGACGCGGCCACGATGGGCAAGTGCATTGATTTGCCGGTGAGAGAAGAGAACGGCGCGATTACGTCCTGCTATGAGCTAGACTCCGACGACCTGTACCGACTTGGCGCCGGAGGCAAGCTCTACTTCACCGTTTACGCGCCAGTGCAGCCGGTTGTTAGTTGGGAAATCAAGTGACCATGCTCGAACTGCGACAACCTTTGTGGATGACGACACCGCACGGCGAAGCGATGGCAATCATCCTCACCGACTACGGCGCGGAGTCAGATCATTTATGGACGTGCATTCAGCAGGAAGAGCCGCATGTTGGCGAGTTGTGGAGTTGGCACAACAGCGAAGTTCGCGTGCTGGCCAATCGATCAATGTTGAGAGGGAGTCCAGCATGAAGCCTCAAGACCTAGCCACTCGTTGCATCGATTCAATCGACTTCGCGAGAGAGACAGAATTGCCGATGGAAGAGGCCGCGATTACTCTAACCTTGCCGAAGGGTTGGAAGCCTCCGCTTAAGTTCCCGCGTGGCTATCTCGCTCAAGTTAGATCGGATGGCAGCAAAATTAGAATCTTCAAAGCCATGAACGTTCTAGCGTGGCTAGCCGGCAACGATCTTATTAACTTGGAAGTGAATCCGACATGAACGCGCCAGCCAACGATAACAACCCGCGGTGGCCACGCGGGCTTTCGCGATTGCGCGCTGCTGCCTACGTCGGAGTGACGCCGCAAGCGTTCGACAGAATGGTTCTGTCGGAGGAGATGCCGAAGCCAAAACAGATTGGCGGGGTTCGGCGCTGGGATAAGCTGGCCGTCGATAGGTGCTTTGATGCGCTGTTCAATAC